AAAGCGACTGGGGTGACATCGAACAAACGGAGGCTGGCCTGCAATGATCATCAATGGCACAACCCTACTGCACTATGCGCCGATCATGGACATGCTAGATCACAAGGTGCGCGGCGGTGTCACCAGCCACGGCCTGTCCGAGGCGGGGTACGATGTCCGAGTGAAGCAAGACATTGTCTTTACAGCGGCTGGCGTTGAGGTAGATGGCATCTGGAAGGCTGGCACCTTTACGTTGGCCAGCACGATTGAAGAGTTCCGGATGCCGCGCGATATGTGCGCCGTTGTCCACGACAAGTCATCGTGGGCGCGGCGCGGGTTGAGCGTCTTCAACACGGTGGTGGAAAATGGGTGGGAAGGCTTCCTGACCCTTGAGCTTATCTACCACGGTCGCGAACGTCTGCACATTCCGGCGGGATCGGGCATCGCGCAACTGCTGTTCCACTCGACCGCAAAGCTTGCTCAGTACGATGGAAAGTATCAAAACCAACCCGACAGGCCCGTGGAGGCAATCAATGGCTAAGTGGAGCGATAAGATGATGACGGAGACGCCAGAAGGGTGGAAGATGGGTCTTTGCGGTGGTGCAAACCAGCGGGTGGGGTCTGCGGCTGGCAAGGCAGTTGACACATGGGATACCTGCCCGCATTGCAACTGCAAGGAGGGGTATCTGCATGACAAGTTCTGCCCCACCCAACTGCGCCTTCAGGAAGACAATCCGGTGGACGAGGTCGAATGCCCCGACTGTGGTGATCCCTTTTGCGAATGCTGGATAGATGATGTTGATGAAGGCACCGAAGAGTTCCGCAGCGTCTTTGTGAAGCCGGAATACTCTGACCTGTTCGAGGTGCTGCGCGAAGCACTGGAGCAAGCCCAGAACGGCAAGGGGTCAGAGCGCCACGGCAACGGCCTGTCTTTCCTTGAACAACCCGCCCTGACCATTACCCGCGCCGTCGGGCGTGGCTTCCCGCTGGGGCAGGCCATGAAGAAGATACAGGAAAGCCAGCGCATGGACGACGATGCGGCCAAGCGCGAACTGCTTGGGGCAATCAACTATCTGGCGGCTGCGATACTATCTCTAGAAAAGTAGTGTATGCCCAGAAAAAGGGGTTGCTTCTAAAAGTAATATGTGATTTAAACTAACAACACGACGAAGCGGGTAGGACCGCCGCGCCGTGTCTAAACCGAAACCGGGCTAGCGGCATTTGGTCTTGCGCTGTGATAGCACAGTCGCGCCAATTTGCCAGCCTCTTATGTCATGGAGACTGGAACTATGGTTACCAAGAAAGCAGAAGCGGGAACGCTGCACATTGACGCCCTCAAGCAGGGGCGCGTCACCCTGACCCTTGTTGGGACAACGGGGTTTTACTTCAACGCCATGAGCGCCAAGGTCATGCGGACGTTGCTTGTTGGCGGCGGCAAGAAGACCGCAGCCGAGCGCAAAAACATTAAGCATGATGCCGAAGAAGAATATCGGGACAGCGTGTACCGCATGGCATCGGGCGACACGTTCTTGGGTTTCCCACCGTCAGGCGTCAAAGGTGCGATGGCCACGGCGGCGCTTGAAACCGCTGGCGTCACCAAGAGCAGCGTCCAGCGCCTGATATTCCTGCCAGAGCAGCGTATGCGTATGTGGGGCAAGCCTTACCTCAAGATGGACGTTGTTCGCAGCGCCGACATGAACAAGACGCCGGACGTTCGGACGCGGGCGTTCTTGCCGCGCTGGGTGGCAGAGATTGACATCGCTTACGTCACACCAACGCTGTCGGCGCATTCTATCGTGTCGCTGCTGTCCAACGCTGGCGTGATTGTCGGCATTGGGGATTACCGCCAAGAGAAAGGCCGTGGCAGCTATGGTTGCTTTGCGGTTGCGGGATCGGACGGTGGCCAGTGGGCTGATTACATTGCGGAGATCAAGCGCGAAGGCCGCGCTGTTCAGGAAGCTGCGATGGCCAATCCAGAATACGTTGACGATGACACGCGGGACTTGATGGAGTTCCTAGCGGACGAGCGTCAGCGCCGCGCAGCGTAAAACAATTGGGCAGTGGGGAAACCTGCTGCCCACGGTCTTGGATGGTCTGGCATGGCGAGGCGTGGTGAGATCAGGCGGTCGAGGTTAGGCAGGGCGTGGCGAGTTAAGTTAAGCAAAGGCGGTCGTGGTTTGAAAGGTGTGTTCGGGTCGGTCAAGGTTCGGTCGGGCGGTCAAGTTATGGCGGGTCAAGGTCGGTTGCGGTGTGGCGGGGCGTTCTAGGTGCGTTCGGTTTCGGCACGGCGCGGATTGGTCAGGCGGTCTAGGTCTGTCGGGGCAAGGAGAGGCAGGATTTGGCAGGGCGGTTTTGGTTTGTTTAGGTACGGCGCGGTGCTGCACGGCGCGTTCTGGCGGTCGCGGATGTTAAGGTCGGGTTAGGTGAGTTTAGTCATGGCGGTCAAGGCAGGTGTGGTCGGGTGCATTCAGGCGAAGCAGGGCAAGGCGGTCAGGTTGTGGTTAGGAATGGTCCGGCGTGATCGGGCGGTCAAAACAAATGGGAGTGTGAAATGAAGTTTACGACACGGGATCGGCAGAAGATCATTGACAATTATCTTCAAGACAGCGGCGAAAATATGTTCAACGCCTCTGCGTTTATTGACTGGTTGTCAGGGAAACCCGACCATCAGGCTTACCCTTGGTTCTTTGCCAAGGATGATCAGGCCGCAGCGCGGGAATACCGCATCGGTTTGGCGCGTCAAATGGCAAGCGGGCTGCGGATCATCTCAAACGTCCAGACGATGGACGCCAGCAATGTGGTTCACATCGTCACGCGCGAATATCCGGCCTACGTTTCACCAGTGGCAGGGCGGCGCTTTGGTGGTGGCTATGAACGGTTTGACCCAGCAGACAGTGAACACATTGCGGAGCTTCAGCGTCAAGGCGCGCAGGGTCTGCGTAGCTGGCTGGATCGTTACGCGGATGTCTTTGCATCGTACGATCTGTCGGTCATTGAAGCCATTGCGGCGCAAGCAGAAAAAGCCAAGTCCGCATAGGGCTGGCACGGTCAAGGTACGGCGGTCAGGGTCGGGTTAGTTATGGCTTGGTTCGTGGGGCATGGCGGTCGAGGTAAGGTAAGGCGAGGCATGGTCGGTTCCGGCATGGCGGTCGTGGCACGTTAGGGCAGGTTCCGGTCATGTATGGTTCGGCACGGCAAGGCAAGGCAAGGCGGTTGAGGCGGGGTGCGGTCAGGAGTGGCATGTCGGTCTACAACTGGTAATGACAAGGGTGGCTGCGCCTGATACAATGGCGCAGCCATTACCTTGAAAGGGACCACCTATGTCTGGCTTGAACCCCAACATCCGCCTGCTTGACGAAAGCGAACCCGACCTGTTGGGCGATATGGATGTCCAGATCGAAAACGCGGATGAAGATGCCGACATTCCTGAACTTGACAGCAATGGCGCGATCTTAAAGATCGACCACGGCGATGGGTCTATTACCCTTTCGCTTGATGGAAGCCCGATCCAAGACGCCGCAGATGTTGTTGGTGAACCCGCAGGATGGTTTGACAACTTGTCTAGCAAGATTGAACAGACCGAACTGTCGCGAATTTCGGAAGACCTATTGCGTGGTGTTGCTGACGACCTTGAAAGCCGCAGCGAATGGATCGACGACCGCGCGCAGGGCATCAAGCTGTTGGGCCTGAAGATCGAAATTCCAGGTCTGCAAGGTTCGGGCGATGGCGCGCCGATTGAGGGCATGTCCAAGGTCCGGCACCCGTTGCTGCAAGAGGCTGTGCTGCGCTTCCAAGCCAATTCCCGTTCGGAATTGCTGCCGACCGATGGCCCCGTCAAAATTCGTGACGATGCGAATGGTTCAACCCCAGAGCGCGACCGCTTGGCCGATGCGCTTGAAAATGACATGAACCACTTCCTGACCATCACTGCGCGCGAATACTACCCCGACACCGACCGCATGTTGTTGCTGTTGGGCTTTGGTGGAACGGCGTTCAAGAAAATATTCTTCTGCCCGTTGCGGAACCGCCCTGCCAGCGACAGCGTGGATGCCGACAACTTGATTGTCAACAACAGCGCCACCGACCTATCTACGGCCATGCGGATCACGCACCGCGTGATGCTGAAGCCGTCCACGGTCAAGCGCCTGCAAATCCTTGGGGTCTATCGTGACATCGACCTGTCCACCCCAATGGAAGTTACCCCCGATGCGGCTGCCGAAGCCAAGGCATCCCAGCAGGGCGTTACGACCACGGCGATCAACCCCGATGACCGTGACCGCGAGATTTACGAAATCTACTGCGAACTGGACATCAAGGGCTATGAACACAAATTCAAGGGCAAGGTCACAGGGCTGGAAATCCCATATCGCGTGACTATTGACGTGTCGTCGCGCGAAATTTTGTCGGTCACCCGCAACTACGACCAGCCCGATGTTGGCATGTTGCCTGAAGCCCGCACCACGTTCGTCAAGTACACGTTTGTGCCTGGCTTGGGCTTTTATGACATTGGCTTGCTGCACATCCTTGGCAACACCACCAACGCAATCACCGCCGCATGGCGGGAATTGCTGGATGCGGGCATGTACGCCAACTTCCCAGGCTTCCTGATCAGCGACACGGGTGCGCGCCAGAACACCAACATCTTCCGCGTTCCGCCTGGTGGTGGGGCACAGGTGAAGACGGGCGGCCAGAAGATCACCGATGCGATCATGCCTCTGCCCTACAAAGAGCCGTCTGGCGCGCTGATGGCGCTGGTGCAGGACATGAGCGAAACTGGGATGCGCGTAGGGGGCACATCGGAAGCTCAGGTTGGCGAAGGCCGTGCCGATGCGCCCGTTGGTACCACGCTGGCCATGATCGAACAGGCCACCAAGGTGATGAACGCGGTTCACAAGCGTATGCACAGCGCGCAGGCCGAAGAGTTCTCGTTGCTGGTGCAGTGCTTCCGCGAACATCCCGAAAGCTTCTGGGAACGTAACCGCAAACCCAGCGTTGCGTGGAACGAGGAACTGTTCTTGCAGGCCCTAAGCGATGTGGAACTGGTGCCGCAAGCCGATCCTAATACAGCAAGCCACAGCCAGCGCGTGATGAAGATCATGGCGCTGAAGCAATTGCAGGCCGCAAACCCTGCGCTGTATGACACTATTGCCGTTGATAAGGCTGCGCTGCGGTCCATTGGCTGGTCAAACCCTGATCAGTTCTTGCTGCCCGAAGAGCAACGCAATCAACCTGCGCCTGAAGAACAGAAAGTTATGGCAGAGTTGCAGATCAGCCAGCAAAGGGCTGATGCCGATACAATGCGCGCGCAGGCTGTTATGGCTAAAGCACAGCA